TTTTCTTAATTTTTTCATTTTATTCTCCTTTGCTCTATGCACTTATCACATATAATTTCATTTTTTATTTTTTCTAGCTTTATTGCTCTATTTTTATCAACTAATATATTTTGCTTATCATCACAATGTTTGCACGATAATGTAAAAACTATTAATTCATTATTTTTCATGTTTAATCACCTAAAGTTTCATATGGAACTTCTATACCTATTATTTGAGCGTCTAAAGCTTTTCTAGTGCCACTTTGAATATTTATATTAAATACTTTACATTTGTTTCTACAAGCCGATTTATGCTCTTTATTTCCTATATAATTTTCACAGAAGCCATCTTCTGATAATTTAAACTTTTCGCATTTATTTTTCGTCATATTTCCCTCTCATATTTTGTTATTTATATCAATTTATTTTTCGCATCATAACATGGATATAAGGCATCCCTGTCCATTTATTTCTTGTTGCTTTAAATCCAACAACTTTATATCCAGGATTTAATTTTTCCATTTCTTTTTCAATTAAGTTATGATCACTTTCCATCTTGAATATTTTTCTCTTTGATACTTTTTTAGATGTAGTTATAATAGGCTCTTTTAATCCTTGACTACATCCCCAACGTTTTTTTCCTTTTGGGTCTTTTGATAGGTAGTTAGCTAAGTCAGTTAAATGTTTTTCATCAGGATCTATTCGTCTTATATTATTTCTTCTTCCATACTTCCAGCAGTTTTCAACTTGATCCATTGATAATTCAGAACTCATAATCATATGTACATGATATTTTCCTTTGCCTTCTTTTGAAATCTCAATTACATACATATACTTAATTTTCTTGTACTTTTTCTTATTTATTTTGTGCGATAACTTTTTTCCTTCTTGGTGTACTTGAAGTTTCATGTATTCATAATTAAGTTTGTTTATGTATGCTCTTACGTGCTTTTTAGCTTCTTCATAACTTTTAGGTCTATTATCATTTCTGTAGTTAAGAGTTAAATAATAATCACCTTTTCCAAAGTTAGCATTTACTTTTCTTATGAAGTTCTTAACTGCATTTTTATTATTGAGATTCTTTTGAGCCTTCTTAGTAGTTTTAACTCTAAATTCTTCAGGTATATCTTTTTTTAAGAATACTGGGTACATTTCAAGTTCTCTTATTGGTCCTGATGTTATTGTTTTTGTTTCATATATACAATTACTTCTTGCATCTAGTATTTGATCTATATTGTTTAGACTTACAACTTCACTATCTATAGTTACTTGATGCTCCATCATTGAATCTATTAAGTTTTCAAAATCAACTTCTGTATATAGATTTTTCTTTCTCCTTTGACTTTTTTTAACTGACATTCTAACTACCTCTTTTTATTATTTCTTACTCAAACTTTAATACTTAGTACAAGTCCGTTAAAAGGCTCACCGAACCATTTAAAAGACTTGTATCTATTAAGTTTTTTGGGGTGTATTATTTTTAGTTAATATCACACCTTTTTTAATTTTTATCTGTTATATATTCAGTGTCTTTTTCAATTTCCATTTCGTATAATGCTTCTAAACGACCTTTAAAATTTTCAAATTTTAACGGATTTATTTTTTCTAGGTAAGCCAACTTCCTAGAAAGAGATTCAACTTCTTCACTTGTCATATTATCCCTCCTATTTTTCATGTCTTTGACATAAATTATATATGTCTTTGTCATGTTTTGTCAATATTTTTCTTTTTTTGACATAATTTTTATTTTTATTATATTGCAATGACATATTTCTTGCTATATAATATGTCATGAGGTGATTATTTTGAACACTAGATTAAAAGAATTAAGAAATCATCTTGGGCTATCTCAAAAAGATTTTGGAAGTAAAATTTTTCTATCTCAAGATCATATATCTTCACTAGAAAAAGGTAGAAGGAGTATTACAGATAGATCTATAAAAAATATTTGTAATGAGTTCAATGTCAATGAGGAATGGTTACGTTCTGGAAAAGGTAGTATGTTCCAAGATATAACAAAGGATATATCTGCTCCTGATCATATTAAAGAATTATTAAGAAAATTTAGTTTATTAAGTGAAGATGATCAGAAAAAAATGAATATTATGTTAGATGCATTTATATCTGAAAGCAAAAAAGAGGAGAATTAATTTTTCTCCTCTTTTTCATTTATTTTAGCATCCATATATCCTTTTAAATATTCAATTTTAGGTTTATTTATTTTATCTAAAAGTATTAATTTTTCTAAAAAAATATTAATCATTTCTGTTTTAACGTTTTCTATCATAATTCCGTTCACTACCTCCAAATTTTATACTTTTAAGTATTTTTAGTAATAAATATAGTCACATAAAGAACATATGTTCTCGGCATAACTATACCATTTAATGGAATTATTTTCAATATATAACTTCAAAAGTTTGTGAAACCAAAAAAGGCGTATCTACTCTTGTTTATAAAGAATAAATACGCCTTTTATTTTTCATTTTTATTTTTTATTTGACAAATCCTTTTAAAGGTTTTATTATTATCTTAAAATTAAACATAAAAAAAGCCTACACCTTGATGGACATCTCACCTTCCATCTTGGCGAACTTATGATATCCAACCATATCAAAAGCTACTGTAGACTTATTTTTTACATATATAATTTATGTAATAATATTAACATATATACGTTAATACTTCAATACTTAAGTTTATTTTTGTATAAAAATTTGTCCTCTTAGCCTTGATATTTTGATATCAAGGCTTTTTTAATACGGAGGAGAATGACAAAATGAGTAATAATAAACCAAGAAAACATAATTTAAAATTTACATTACAAGGATTTAATCAATTAGAAGCTATAAAATTAGGATTAAACAATGATGATCTAACTGTATTAAGATGGTTTATAGATTTTAAAAATACAGGAGAAATGGAAAAAAACTACATACCAAGTATAAATGACATGGGGCATTGGG